ACAACAGCCATTGCATATTCTACACATACAGAAAAATAAGAAGGCCAATCAACCTCACTAGCTCTATAAGTAAAGTCCACTATTAATTCATCTGTTGGAGAAGCATCACAGAATATTTTATTTCCATAAATATTATACTCTATTTGTAAATCCCTTACAGTTACAGCGTGAACAAATAGATAGTCAGGAAGTTGATATGCCGCTTCAAACCTTCCAGTAGGAGCGTCAGTTAATCTATTTAATACAGCTTGGTTAGCTGAGAATCTCCATCTGGTAGATGTGAGATTAGTTCTTGCAATATCTTCATACATATTACCTGCAATCAATGCCTCTGTAGTATCATCATCAAAAGACGTAATAGGCTCTGCACCAACTAAGATGAGAGCACGACTACAAATATCAATTGCGCTATTAGCAGGAGTACTGAGTGCCATTACAAACCTCTATGTAAAGAGGGGGGCTTTCGCCCCCACCCTGTTAGTCGGTGTCGGTTACAGTAACAGCTGTACCGTCAGCAATATCTACCACCGAACCTGTGTTCGATAATACTAATGATACGCTGAGAGTAGGAGCATCACTATCTAGTACAAAAATAGCGTCACCAACATTTAACATGCTAGCAGCGTCATTAAAGTAACCAGAAGCGCGAACCGCTGTCATGGCATCAGTTGAGTCATAAAACCAAAGGCTATGACCGCCACCACCTGCCAAACGAGTTAGACCAGATGCAGAATAAGCCATTTTAGATCCTCCTCTTAGTTATTGTCTAGGACTTCGTAGATACCGTTATCATCGATAGCTACTGATCCCATTGACATCATTGATGTTGCTAAGTGAGATACTTTCTCAGCAACATAGTTCACTTCAGTTTGAACGTCAGAGTTCACACCGATACCTACAGCAGTTGTATGGTAAGCAAAGTTCTTGCCCCCTGCTACAGCAGACGTTGAGAAGATCTTGAAACCCAAGAACTCTTTCATTGTCATACCACCTGCAAACGGTAAGTTTTGCGGACCGACAAAGTCTGACGAGGCAAACTCGTTGATTGCAAACAAATCAGCATAACCTGCTGGAGACATCGCAAGATAGCGTTGTCCGTCTTCTGGAACATCTGCCGTACCCATTGTTTCAAACAATGATAGAAGATCTACTTTAGCAAGAGCAGAGCCAGTATCATGTATTTGAGTAGAGTTAGCACCCGCATCCATAGCAGCAATGATTAGCTCATCTGTTTTTCTACCAAGAGCAGCAGCAGCAGATTGCGCTACAGCCTGACGCTCGTTGATATTTGTTTTCAACTCATCAAGCTTGTCGATGTATTCAGCAGCGTAAAAGTCGCTCATTGATACTTCAACATTGGTATGTGCAAGTTCCATTGGAGTTACATTACCATTGCGTGATTTAGTTGTTGCTGATCCAGTGCCTATTTTCTGGAATCGTGCAGTTGATCCTGACACATTTGTAGAGCGAATAGTGTTCCGCAGCTTGGAGCCCATACGCTGATACGCCATGTGAACTTCAGTTTCAAACTGCTTTATAAAGGCTTGGTCTATTGTATTAGCCATTTTTACAGTCCTTAATTGAGTTTCCGATTGCTACGAGTATCCACGTTTACACGTCAGTTCGGGTATCCATAAGGGCCGATCAGTGCACTACGGGTCGTAATAATTTATTATAAACATCATCTTGTTTAGAATTGCAACGCACAAATTCAACAAATCTATTATCATTACTCATTTCAATAGGCTCAAATCCAAGCCAACATGCCCAGTTTAGCATATGTTCGTTCTTAGAAAGGATGGTCATGGTGATAATTGGGTGCAGTTTATCAAACATATTTAACAAAGCTTTAGACATCTTAGCAGTTAAAATAACATTATGCTCTAAGCTGTTTGCAAATACAGTAAACATTTGAGGAGACTCTTCTAAAAAAGAAAGGCCTCCTACAAAAACTATATTACCATATTTATTCCTGCAAACGTAAGATTCTGTATCATTAAATATTTCAGAAAGAGCTTGATTTACAGAATGATAACCAAAGTCTTTAATCTCTAGTTTATTAGAGGGGTGCATAATATGTTCAAATTCTTCTACATGATAATCTAGCATTGGGGTAAGGTAAGCCCTACCCCTTTTAATTATTTGTTTTTCATTACCTATAGAGTTTTTGGAAACCATCATTTACTTCTTGTATGAAATCATTGTTTCTTCGAGCAGGATGCCAGTACCTTTCATCTTGCATCATCTCTCTTAACCCCTGTTCTGTAATCTTTCCAGATGGAGTGCTGTCACTACCCATAGATGGAGACTGTAGTTTTTCCATAACAAACTCAAGAGCCATAAGACCTTCAGCAGTTTCAGTTAGCCTCTCAATAGATTCCATATGCTCTTCTGGAAAGAACTGCTTAGAAAATAATGCAGCAGCTTCTATTCTAGCATTGGCGTTATCACCAAGCTTTTCTATTTCAGCCTCAGTATCTACCATTTCTCCCTGAGTTGCTTGCATTACTTTCTCAATACCCTCTTCAAACTCAGACTGACTAAAGCCATAAGTAAATGCATGGTCTGCCCACCATTTAAGAACATCACTATCGATAGCACTTTCTTCGTCTACATAGTCAGGCAGTAAGTAATCTCCTGCGCTATCTGGTCTATCCTTAAAGCTTTCTGCTTCTATTTCTTTTAACACCTCAGATCGAATATCTTCATCCTTAGTGCCTAACTTAGACTCAAGCTCCTTGTAAGCTTTAGCTAGATCCTCACCAGACTTATATTTTTCTGGCAACCATTCTGGTCTATCATCTGTTTTAGCTTCCACATCCTCTGCTACTACAAAATCTCTTTGCTCTTGAGGTGGTAGTTCTGTTGTTGGTTGTGCTTCTTGAACTTCTTCATTCATTATTCTTTACCTTATGTGATCTTTGGACATGACGTTCTATTAAGCCAACTAAATAACGTTGACCCTCTAAATGACGCAACTCATCAGTAGAAATATTAGGACCACTAACCATTTCTATAGTTACACTACGCAAGTATTTAAGAATTTCTTGACCAGTAGGTTCGGAAAACAAAGAGCCAAAGTTAAGGCTAATTCTATCTTCTTCTGCTTTCTTTCTTGCTATTCCGTCTAAACCAATGTGACTATTCTGCGGCAATAGGTAGCCCTGCTAATTGTTGCTGTTGCTGCATCTGTTGCATTTGCTGCATCATTGCAACTATCTCTCTACGCTCATCTGCGTCACGAATCAACCCATCAGGTACACCAAACTTTTTAGCTAGGTGAATGGCAGTCTCTTCTGAGTTAATTAATACGTTAGTTGTGTCAGAACCAAAGAAAGTATTAACAAGTTCTAGAAATCTAGAAACGGAGGTAATGTCTTGATTAGATTGAGCTTGCGCTAGAGGCGAGGAAGATCTTATTTTTACTTCTCGACCATTAACAGTAGGCATTTCTATACGCCCCTGCTTCTTAAGAATATAAATCACCCTTTGCAAAACAGGCTGCACTAACTCAGCTTGCAGTCTACCAAATGCTGACCCTATCCTGCGTGACAAATCTGCCATACGTTCAGCAACTTCTGTAGCAGATGCAGGAGTTCTATCTGGATTTCCTAGCATATCATTGTATAGTGCGCGTTTTATATTCAAGCGCATATCGCTTAAAACTATATCAGCAACATCAAATCTTCCTGCCGATTGTATTGGCTGCAATCCACCCGATTGAGGTGACTTTGGTATTATCGTGCCAGGGACTAAATTGATAGTATCTGGGTTAATGATGCCATCATCATCCATCTGGTAAATGCCAGAGATAGCCATCTGTGCATTTTCTAAGATTAACTGAATAGTAAGATTGGTAGTCTTGATAGCAGATAGGGCATTAATCAATGGGCCTCTGCCGTATACTTCTCCTGCACACTTAGACCATCTAAAACAAACATAAGGATTAGACCCCACACCCTTAAACTGTTGTTCTTTGATATAAGTCTTAGTAGACATATCTATTACATAAAGAAGGTATGCTTCCTCATTTCGTTTACTGTAATCTTTGCAGAGAATCTCTAGTAAAGTACACTTGCCTTCTGGGTCTCTTTGCGCTCGTTGCTGTACTTTAGGATCAAGCTTTGCATCAGGATACAAGATTATTATCTCAGAGTTTCTGATACCTTTTCTTTCTCTAAATACATGATCTATCTTATCATCAGGACCAGTATCTAAAACAACGTGCGGTAATGGTATTGCAGAAAATGTAACAGGGTTTATTGCATCACCCTCATCTACACACAGTACACCAGTACCTACTGCTAGATCCATGAATGCTTCATGTACTTCCTGAGAGAAGTTTGAGTTCTGTAGTATTTCAAATACATATTCAGTAATCTCATCAAGATCATTGTCTACAAAGTCACGCTCTTCTTTTGGTATCTCAGATCCTGCAATTAAATCTGCCCAACGTGCAAAGTTTGGAACTAATCCCGATTGGAGCCTCGAAGCAAACTCTTGAACGCCAACCACCGCTGTTTCGTCAAAGATCTTATCATCTCTACGCTGACCCGCAGTTTCATAATAAAAAGACTCACGCTGCGGTAGAGCGTACTCATAACATTCTTCAAAGAGGTCAACAAAGTTTTGCCTATGTGCTTTAGCTTTTTCATATCGTTCTAACTTCTGTTTTGGATCATGCATTATAAAAACCTACTGTAGTAGCCGATTCCACCAGTAGAACCAGTAATTAAAGATCTTCTGCCAGTGCCGCCTCTGCGACCTGTACCTGCTTGTCTACTTTGAACATTAAGTTCTTTTTCAGATCCAGACAGGACTCTTCTTCCAGATCCAACTTCTCTATCTCTTTCTACTCTTCTTCTTAGCAAAGACTGCTTTGCTCTAGCTCTTTTTATTCTTTGCCGCCTTAGCTCATCTTGAGCTAAAAGCTCTTGAGCTTTCATAGCTTCGTCGGGGTCTTGGGTGTAAATACTTTCTGCTGTTACAGATGTATCCCCAACGCTATCGCCTATAACTGTAGTATCTGTATCGGTTGTGGTATCAGTAGTAGTGTCAGTNGTAGTGTCAGTAGTAGTGTCAGTAGTAGTAGTCGCATCTCTAAGGGCTGCTTGTTTAGCTTTCTTTTTTCTTTTTGCTTTATTAGCTTTCTGTTGTTGGTATGCAGGATTCCTTGCTTGAAGATTCTCATAGCTTAATTGAGTGCCTTCTCTTGGTTCTGGCCTAACCGTAGTAGTCGGTCCTGCTGCTCTAACTGCTTTACCATTGACAGAAACCTTTTTAGCTGTTTTGGTTTTAACAGCTTTTTTCTTCGTAACGCACATAACAAAACTCCTTGTTACCTATTGGTAAACACAATTCAAAACAAATTTCAACGCACAAGTGACCAAACGCTAGGCTTGTTTGCCACACTTTTAGGTTTCCTGTTAAATATATCATAGTCTTTTCTAGCTTGAACTACCTGAGAAGGTTTCTGATTTGACATCAAAGCGCGTCCTTCTCCTGCACCCAACAACAAATATTGTAACGCATCGTGTATGTGAGAGTACATATTCTTATCAGGTTTGTCTGCGTATCTCTCACCACTTACTTCCATACGCTTGTAAGCATAGCCACCCTCAAAACCCTTGATAAGTTGTTGGCATCTTCTATCCATCAAAAACGCAGGTTTACCCTCAACCATCTTGTTAAGTTGCTGCGCCACTGACTCCAAGCGGAGATCCACCGAATTGCTCGGAGCGGGAAAAGCACGTAGACCTGCACCTCTAAGTATGTGGAAAGGGGTAGATTCGTCCGTCTGCGCCCTAAAATCACCTGCTGGATCACCATATATATAGNCATCG